ATAATATTATCGCGAAAATTACCATTTGACCTTATGTGACCAGAATAATGGTGAAAATATTGTTGGATTTGGGTTCTGAGCATTATGTCTTGCGTAATAACTAGCTCTTCTCTGCTTTTCTGCTTTTGTTTTTGGATTCTTGCCAGCCCCTTTGACTCCCTGCTGTCCAAACCTGATTAATTTAACCTCATCACCCTTTTTTGCAAGCACAACATGAGATTTTGTTGGATGTCCTGGAGTTGGTTTTGCTTTGTTAACTTCTGTTAAGCCATACTTTTTAAGCTTACGTTCTATCTTTTCTTTTTTACTTAATGTCATTTGCCTATCTTCTCCTGTGCCATTCTATGCGCTCTTGCAAAACTCATGCCCTCACGCATTTTTCTTACCATGTAATTCATGTGCCTTTTAGTGTGATGCACTGAATGAGCTTTCAAGGTTTCTTTTTGTTTTTTTGTTAGTGGAGCCATTATCTTTTCTTTTGATATTTTGAATAAATTTTAGCGTCTGCTGTTCTTGCTCCACCTTTACCTGTCATATAACTGTTTACCCTTCCCATCGCCCAAGCCGCCATCGGCACATTACGAGATCCAGCAGAAAGATAAGCACCCTGACCCTTACGGTAAACTTCTGCAAGTTCACCATAAAAAAAACGTGTGCCTTCAGCCTTTTTTTTAAGACTAGCTTTTACGCTTTCGCTTAGTGGTTTTCTTCTTCTTGCTTGAGACATTTTGTTCTGTGCGTGATTTAGATACGGCTTTTATATCAATAAATTCTCCTTTTCTGTAGGCTTCGGCAGTCCTCTTGATTTCAGCAGCTTTCGCTAACTTGTTCATAGCTCCAGACAGATATTTTTTTGGAACACCTGTCTTTTTGTCTTTTGGAACTCGCCTAAATTTTCTAGTCACTTTTTAGTTTTTTTCTTAATTGCTGGTTTTGTTTCCTTTTCAGCCTTTGGCTTTGACTCATCATAAGTCTGGACTTTGAATGTATATCCCATTATTTTTTACCTCCCTTTTTTTTCTTCTTCTTTCCTTTTGGTTTCATTGATCCGTAGTGTGAAGGCATGATAATAAAAGTAGCTGTTTATATATTACTTCCTTTTACGTTTCTTAGCTGTTTTCTTTTTGCCTGCTGTAGATAATGCAATGGCAATTGCCTGTGATCTTGATTTGCCCTCCCTCATCAACATTCTGATATTGCCAGTGATTGTTTTTTGTGACGTTCCTTTTTTAATTGGCATCTTTGTATTTATCAGCTAACTCCTTTAATGTTAGCTCTGTTCCATCCTCACGGATAATTTTTTTTAAAGCATTTGTGGCATTAAGTTGTTTTGTACCTCTCTTAGGACTCATCAAATAATTAAAATATCTTTTCTTTTTTCCCAATACCTTGTCCTGTAAATCAGGATTATCTTTCAACCATGTCGCATAATTTGTATTTTGAGGAACCCGACCTGTTGCACTTGGTCTTGTATTTGGGAAGGCTCTTGCCAAATCATCATCATCAATAACAGGAACAGTAGTTGATCTACAGTTAAAATGTTGTGGAGGAACTGGCCCTTGATCATATCTAAACAATTGACCATCTAATCTTTGACAGATAGAACTTGTCCTTGCATCAAGTGTTGCGACATATTGATATCTGCCTGTTATATCTTTGTTTGCTGCATACACTGCCTGACTTGCTGCATTTTGTACCTGGTTTACAGTTGTTCTTACAACAGTCTGGATTTGTTTGTTTGATAAGAGCATCCCCTCAGAATTTTTTAAGGCAGAGTTCAATGCAATTGCATTCTGTGGTTTAGCGTTGAATCTAAGGTTTGGCCCTTTTAGTCTTCTTACAATCTTTGGTAAAGACTCACCTTCTAGAACACCAAGTCTTATAGCTCTTGACAATCTTGAAGCAGAATCTTCAGCAATACCTCTAAATGATTTTTTTACATTTTTTCCATTTGGTAATGATATTTCCGATCCTCTTTTTGCCGTCAAAGCAAACTGAGCAGATCTGAACACACCTTTTTTGTCTCTCAATCGAATAGTTAAAGCAGTTGGATCTCTTGTAACAATAGATTTTGCAAAGTCAGGTGAGACAGCAACTGTGTTTACCTGGAACTCTCCTTTTGGTAAAACTCTTTGCAGTTGATCTTGAACAAAACCGACTTGAAACTCTGCTAAGTTTTGAAGTTCATCAATCATATAAGCTGCACTTTCATTTTCCCAACCTTTCAAACTATCAACCATTTGTGCCAATATTGATCGAAGTCTTGCAGTTGTAGTTGGGCTGTTGCCCTCAAGATCTCTTATCTTTCTCAATACATCTAAGATCACCTCATTGAATTGACTTGCAATTTGAAACTGAACTTTATTACTATATCTGTTCAGATCAATCGCTTCACGATAGAAAGCTTCTGGAACTGCCATTTACTATGATTCATCTGTTTGAGTTGGGGCTTCCATTTCAATCAATCCACCAGATTGTGTTGCCTCGACTTCTTCCTCTACATCAAAATCATCACCAAGAATCTCACCACTGCTTAATTGTGTTAACAATGTTTCCTGACTGATAGTGCCAGCAGTGAACAATGCAAGTAATGATTGAATCTCTTGTGGTTCTAATCTTGCCGTTACAAAATCCCTATTAACAAAACTACTGCCAGCATTAGGTTCATTTAAATATTCACTATGAAACTTCAAGCAGTTATCAATCAGATCTTGCATTTGTTGAGCAATGACCATCATTGTTGAGTCATTTTGAGAACGGTCTATTCGCTTGGCCTCTGCTGACTCACCTACTAATTTTTGACCAAGTACGGCTGCCAATGACAATGTATTTATTTGATCTGCAATGTCTTTTAGTCTTGTGAACTGACTGTCGTAACTGTCACCCGATGGGCTGACATATTCCATCCTTGATTCAGGTGGTAATGATAATGCTTCATTTGGCCCTGTTGTTATCTCATCTGCATTGGGATAGCCAAAAACTGCAAGTAATGGAACAGAACTGATATGCAAAATATTATCAAGGTCACTTTGTATCTGATAATGCTTGAGGTTCAATTCTGCAATATCATAAAGAGGGCTTCGGCTTTCGTAATAACCAACTCGATTTGAATATGCAACAGAAAAAGGAATCTTATCCTTTATGCTCATCTCTCCTTCATCATGTAATTTATATTCACCTTTATTATTTTTTCTATGAATTTCATATCGCCCAGGTTCTAGTACTCTGATCTGTTTTACAATCTTTTCTCCATATTTACCATCAGATTCAACAACCTGTTCCATCAATCGCAGTTGAGTTAACTTTCTTACACCATCAATAATTTCTGTCCTCCAGCCGAGAATATCTTTTGGCGCATAAGTAACCCAATATGGCCTTGCCTTCTCTCCATCTTTCGGTGCATCAACAAGAACACCAACATGACCAAAAGAAATTGCAACCCTAGCTGTCTGATATAACCAGACGTTTAGATCATTACCCTCAAGGTCTACATCAAAAAGTTGTTCTCTTACTAAATCTGATACATCGTCAAGTCTGATAGGTTTTCTGACTAGCATACCTGATAACATCTTCTCAATACGCTGCAAGTATGGCACTACTGTTGACCTTGCAAGCCTTGTATCATAAGCGTCATCTGTTTCTCTTGGTTCTTGATTTAAATATTTTCTGTGTTCAGATCTAATTTTGTATGTTCCCTCTTTTAAGTCTTCAACCAAACCCCAGAAATTAGCCATCCTTTGATACGCAGCATTAGGACTTGCAACCGTTGTAGGAGCTAGTGTTACAGGCTGATTGTAAATATTCAGAGAGCTATACACGGTTTTTCCTCATAGTACCATTACTTTTAATATATTCTAATACCAGTTGGCTTGCCTGCCCTACCATATAGCAAATTAAATTCTCTGTAACAGAGATACCCAAGCGCATCATTCATATGGTCGTAACCATTCTGTTTATCTGGATCTCCTGTCTTTTCATCGTAGCTCTGCAACTCAAGGCACGAAATCAAACGAGTGCAACTGGCATGAATCGCCAGACGTCTTTCCCCTTTGCCGTTCTGTAGTAACGCATTGACGGTTGCAACTCTATCTTTGATAAAGGGGTTGCTCTTGAGAGCCATTGAACCGAAGCCGTAACCTTGGAGTATGGCGAGATCTGTCTTTGATGCGTTAATCGTTGAACGTGCTGAACCACTAGCGTCAGGGTAAACTAATATTCTGTTTGAAGGATAACGTCTAAGTAACTCTTGTGCCAACGCATCTGTATCTTTTTGTTTGGATATTTCATCAATGATCACCAGTTTGTCACCATCTCTCACACCAATGACACAATTACAGTTCATCACATTGAAATCTATACCGCAAAGTAGAGTCTCCATTTTGATATCAAACGGTATCTTGTTGATGACATGATGCTCCCTGGAGAACCTGTTATAAACCTGACCACTTGTAAGGTTGACCCACTGTCCTAGCAAATAAGCTTTGATCAACTGAGGTGGATAATTCTCATATAAAGACGGAATAAACGTATCTGGAAGATATGGATTATCAGCCGTCTTTGCCTGGATCAATGCAGTGTCAGATTTTCTATTTTTTTCAAAAGTTTCAAAAGCCCAGCCATGACCTTCGGGAGTTGTTGTTGCATAGAACTGCTGAACATTACCAGATCTAAGTCTTGCTAGTGCCATATTCATTGCACTCTCCGCATCTCGTTTCGGGATAGTGTCTGCCTCATCAAATCCAACTGCACACAGGTTCTGGCCTCGCAATCTTTGATATGTAAGCATTGTCCTTAACAAAATAGTATGTGTTCCTTCCTCCCAGGAAAGTTGATACTCAGGAAGAGGTGATGCTCTAAATGTGTAAGGTATTTGCCATTGATCTAATAATTCATTGAATGTACGAATTAAAATGTCTCTTAACATCGGTGCTGTTGGTTGAAAAACAGCAGATACATGACCGATATTTAGACAGGCAAGCATTACAGCTTTAGAACATAGAGCATATGTTTTACCAGCACCAAAGCCGCAGACAAGAGCTAATTTTCTATGATCCATGTCCTGGCAGAACTCTGCTTGATGCGGAAGTAAACCTTGATAAATTCTTTCTATCGTTTCTTGCGTTGTAGGAAGATTATATGCACCAATCTCATATAAAACTTTTCCAGGTTGAACTGTATTTAAAATGCTCACGAAATAATCTGTGCAAGTCTTGCTGCTGTATTAATCGCACCAAGGGCAATATGTAAATGACCTTTTTCTCTTGCTTCCATTTGTAGCGTTGCAGCCTGAGCTAAAAGATTAGCCACCATTTCAGGTCTTTCCATATCCCAATCAGCTTTCATTTCGGCTCTTGCAATCTCTAAATATTTATCTGCTGTTTTAGAACTAACCCCCCAATTCTTGGAAGCATATGTAACGCAATCAGATCTACGGCCACCTCTAGCGATGATCTCGCCAAGCTTGCGTGACCTAATAACAGTTTCTATTTTTGTACCTTTTTTAGCCATTACTTAGATGTTACACGGAAAAGCGAGAATATG